GCGCTTAGCCGCGCACTACATTTTTGTCTCCTCGACTCAGCCTACCGGCTGAACGATTTGATAACTTTGGGTGCTCCCTAACGCTTCAGGTGTGATTATTACCCTCCACGTCGACGTCGCTTAGCCACCGGCTGAGCGATGTAACCCTCTCTAATGCTGACACTCGAAATTCGCTCTCGACGAGCTATTTTCCGAAGTTGTCGCCACAAAGTTATCAGCTTCGCAGATGGCGCTTTCTCGTCGTCAAGACGATAGGCGTACTCCACCTTCGAAGGAAGGAGGTTTACTCCTTCCTCCGAGGCTCCAAGTTCTTTAAATAACTCGTATAACGAAGTCCAAGTGGGAAGTATGTTCGGATCCAGAACTCTCAGACGGTCATCGATCTCCTCGTAAGACTTTCTGAGTCTATTAGAGAACGGTCGGGCGACCCATTCGACAAAGAATTCGTTCCAGCCAACGGCTGTTCGACCGAAGTCGAAGAAATCCTGAGCCTCCTGAGAAAAGAATTTCTTCTCCTCCCAGGCCGCACCCTTAGCGGTTGCTTTATTCTTCGCGTCCTCACGTTTCGATTTTACTCGAATCGTTAAGTCCACAAAGGTAGGCATACTTAAGTAGTACAATAGGCCACCAAACCGGCTCGTTCGATCCAGTAGTTCACGAAGGGTCCTAGACCACAGTGATCTAGCGATAGTCCAACGGTTTGGATCTATCAGCTGACCCTCCTGCGTCGCCGGAGCTACGTTAAGTAGCCATGCCTCAAAAGGCATCGGGAATATCCCTCCAGGTCGGCAAAGGTAAGCGATTAAGCCTGATAGACGGTTTCCTAGACCCAACGCGACTGGCAGTCGCGCCAAGTTTCGGAACCCGTGACCACAGAAGCGTGCTACGGAAGAAAGCCGGATCACTCCGAATTTCATATTCTTCGCGACCAGTTCCCCTAGGGCCCCGAGGGACCGAAGTGCTACTAGCATTTCTGCCAGTGAAACTGGTGTAGCGTCCCGTCCCCGTATCCATGTTCGCTTCGCGAACTCCAAGGACCCGTCTTTCGAGACTAGGCTCTTAGCGAGCCCAACCTCTACTCCTATGTCTTTCATGATACGGAGATACTCCTTGGCCACGAGGCGATCAGCTATGACCACATCGTCACCGAGAACTGCATACAACAGGAACCATCCTGGTGCTGGGTTCACTCTGAATGCAGCATATTGCACAATCGCATGATGTGTGAGAGCTAACATGGCCCAACTAGAGAACGCACCCATAGGCTGCCCGACCGCGTAGTAAACGCGATCGAACCCCAAGTTCCAAGATTTCGAGGAACGAGGGAGCCCATAGGGTTGCCCGACTAGTAAATAGGCCCATAGTTCGCACAACTTCTTACCCAGAATGGGCTTCAGAAGCTCCACCTGCAACGCAAGTGGGAGTCTATCTGTAGCCGCTGACAGATCATACGATGCAACCCATTGGCCTTCCGTCCGGAAACCTTCAATCAAACGCTCCACCGGAGCGACTTGGTTAAAGGTACCATCCGTAGGAACCATGCGAAGTCTATCGAAGATCCACTTATGCAAGGGGTGCATAAGCGTCTGAGTAAGAATATTCACCATGGCAAATACTCGAATTTTGCCGGGTTCCTCCTTGAACCCTAATCTCCCGAACCACAGAGGCTTG